TCAGCAATTTTGAAAACCGCAGATGTATTTGCTGATGGTGCTTCAGCTGCATACCAGATAGGAAAAGGTCAAATACTTGCAGACAGAATGGAACTTATGTTTAAAGGCATTTCACATAGAGAGTTTCAGTACACGTTTAAAATGATGCCAAGAAACTCTGCGGAGGCAAGAGAGATATTTAATATATGTCATGCATTTAAATTAAATATGTTACCAGAGTTTGGTAGTGATGGTAGGTCAGGAAGAAGAATGAATGTTCCAAATACCTTTAATATTCACTATATGTATTTTGACAGACAGAATCAGTATCTTGACCCAATATCAGAATGTGTATTAACAGACTTTAGTGTGTCGTATGGTGGTGATGGTAGATTTAAAACATTTGACGCAGATGATTCTGGTTCTCCACCACCAGTAGAGACCTCTATACAAATGACATTTAAAGAACTTGAACTTATTACGAGAGAAAGAGTTGAAGAAGGTCGTGCTCTTGGTGGTCAAATTGGATTTGGGCCTTTAAATCCTGTAAACTCATAAGGGTAAAAAATGTACTTTGACAATTTTCCAGTTATCTATTATAAAGGTAAAGATGTAACCAATTTATTAAGAAGAGTTGGAGTGAGAACTAAAGCAAAAACTAATATGGTGATGTTTGAAACCTATGATGTCAAAGAGGGAGAAACTCCAGAGATGATTGCAGATAAACTCTACGGTGATTCAAATTTACATTGGGTTGTTTTGATGGTCAACAATATCGTAGACAGGTATCATGAATGGCCCATGGCTGGTAATCAATTTCTTGAATATTTAAATGAAAAATACAGCAATCCAAACGCAACACATCACTATGAAATTGCACAGTCCTCTGGTGATACATCCGTAAAAATAGACATCGGCACAGATAATACAGACTATCCAACCGCAACTGAAATAACAAATTATGAACATGAAGTAAATGAACAAGATAAAAAACGAAAGATTAGATTACTTGAACCATCTTTCATAGATAACTTTGTGTCAGAGTTTAAAGATTTATTGGACGAATCAATAATATAATATGGCAGAGTCAAATTCAAATCGTTTACAATACGCTGGTGAATATACGTTAGAGGGACTAGAGTTAAGAACTGTAAAGGGTTCTCTTAACATGATTCCAAACTATGTTCAATTAGACTTATTTGAAAACATATATTCAAATTCAATCTCTGGTAGTTTAGTTATAACAGACACTAATAATCTTCTTGTCAATATGCCTTTTATTGGTCAAGAATTTTTAAGACTTAAAATATCCACTCCAGGCATTAGTGGTGTTGATGCCATAGATTTTTCACAAAATTATTTTGTGATATACAAAATAGGATTTGTCCAAGATATATCAAAGGGGTCACAATTAATTGAGTTTCACTTCACCACACAAGAGGCATTATTGAATCAAAGAACAAGAATTAGTAAAAGTTATTCATCTAAAAATTCACACGAAATTGTAAAAGACGCACTAACCAATTCAAGACATTTAGATAGCAAAAGAAGTATTTTTTTAGAGAAAACTAAAAACCAACCAAGAATAGTCTCACCAAATTATCATCCATTTGATTTGATAGCCATGGTATCATCACAAGCAGAATCATCGGTTACAAGTGCTTTACCTCCAGAGATAAATTATTTTGTATTTTTTGAAAACACTCGGGGCTTTCATTTTAAATCCTTATCGTTATTGTTTGACCAACCAACTAAAGGAGATTATAATTGTGGTGACGTTGGGAGTATTGAGAGAGCTACACAAGACGTAGAGAACTATAATCGTGTGTTAACTTTTAACAGAGTAGGTAGTGTTGATATGTTAAAAAATATAGTGGGTGGAGTGATGGGATCAACTTTGACAACACATGACATTTACAATAAAAAATATGACACATATTTTCATGGTTACTTTGACAATTATCCTAGAATAGATGAAAATCCTATATACTTAGATACAGGAGTGGACTATTCAAACAGAAATGCTGGAGACTATGTGGATGCAAGAATTTATTTAAATTCTAGGTCAGGGGATAGTGTCAACAAATCTTTTACAAGAGGAGAGAGTGAGTCTGGTGATGAAGGTAGTTTGAGTAGTTTAACAACAGGAAGAGGACTGTTAACCAGAAGGGCAAAATTTGCAGAGTTGTCTGGTGGTATAAATTATAATATAAAGGTAAACGGACACGTTGGTATGAAAGCTGGACAAATGATTAATTTCACAGTTTCAACAGTTGGTAATCCACATGGAGAAGGAACTGAAAACAAATACCTCTCAGGCAAATATTTAGTCACACATTTAAGACATACTTTTTTTAAAGCACCAATAGTAAAACACGAAGTCTCAATGGCAATCACAAAAGACTCGTATAAAACATCATTACCTAGTGGTACGATCCAAAGAACAACTAGACCCAATGGATTTGTGACAGAATTATCAGGCGGCACCGATTATGGTGGTATGTAGGAGAAAGGAGAAAAAACTATAAGACACTTTACATCATGAAAAACAATTCTTAAAAGAGAGGTAATTTATGACGAATAAAACGAAACAGAAATTGAAAAAGATGAATTTTTTAGGACAAAGGAGAATTGAACCCATGACAGATAAATATAAAAAACTTATAGGAACTTCACATGAAGACATTCAACGAATTACAGGAAGGAGTTTACGATCCCAATATTCTTAAAGCATTTTTCTTGGCTGGTGGGCCAGGTAGTGGTAAGTCTTATGTTGTAAAACGAACCACTGGTGGTTTAGGAATGAAGATTTTAAACTCAGATGACCATTTTGAGAGACTTCTCAAAGACGCTGGTCTTGATGCAAAAATGCCACCAGAGGAAAAACAACCAAGAGATGTTGCAAGAGATCGTGCAAAAGAGTTGACCACGTTCCAAAGGAGAAACTTTGTGCGTGGTCGTCTTGGTCTTATCATTGATGGTACAGGTAAAGACTTTAATAAGATCGCATACCAAGCTCGTGAACTTGAGGGTTTTGGCTACGATACTCACATGATATTTGTGAATACATCATTAGACGTTGCACTTCAAAGAAATAAAGAACGAGACCGATCAGTTCCAGAACCAATCGCAGTAAAATCTTGGAACGCAGTTCAAAGAAACATCGGTAAGTTTAGTAATTTCTTCAAAGGTAACTTTATCATTGTGGATAATAATGATAAAGATGAGGACATGATGCAACAAGTATTCAAGAGAGTGAGAGCCCTTGCAAAAAAGAAAGTAAGAAATCAAAGAGGACTACAGTGGATCAGAGGGGAACTAGAAAAGAAAAAAAGATAAGTCCTTGATTATAAAGGAAAATATATTTGCATAAGTCCTTGATTTTCAAGGACTTTTTTTTGGCAAAAACCCTTGACAAATGAGATATGCTCGTGTACAATTGATATTGTAATAATTGATGAGGAAAATAAATTATGAATGATGTGATTGGAAAAGATTATATACAAAAATTTATTGCAAAAAATGTAAAAACAGCAAATTATACCAAGTCCTCTCAGAATGGTATGGGTAATAAAGACCGCTTAATACGCAACCTTTATATTTGGGCAGAACGTCAATATGACGAAAAAACTACTTGGACAGAAATTGCAAAAAAATATGATTTATCAGCAGTTACAATAAAAAATATTTACTTGACAATTTCTCAACAGATGGAAGAATTTAAGGAGATTGCGGAATGAATGTAAAGACAATAAGTGAAATAGGTGGTTGGATCGGTATGATACTGATTCACGGTGCGACAGTTCCTACCACCATGAGTGTGATTCTAGGTTATTCAAGTGATTTACCACCATTGAATATGGTGTTACTTGTTTGGTCTGGATTATTTTTATTTTTACTACGGGCTGTCGTTGCGAAAGATACTCTCTACATTGTATCTAATGCGATAGGTTTTTTCTTCAACACTATATTACTTGCACTTATCGTGTACTAAGGAGTTGTGTTATGAGAAATAAAATTTTGACACTGATTGCAAAAATGATAGTCAATACGTCACTCAAAACCGCAGAGGATTTTGAGAGACTACTTGGTTATTTGATAGAGGACA